ACAAATTGTGCAGATTCGTCAAGCCAGCGATAAGGGAATCGATTCGTTCTGGAGTTACGTTCTCTGTATCCGTATTAAACGAGCCTAATGACCGTCCAACAGTTACAAGTCCTGAACCGAACGTTGCCAGGCCCTTTTCTTTTACTTCGGATTTAGCGTTTAAGTCAGCAAGCCTAAACAAAGTGTCCGTAAGTCCTGTCATTTTGAAGGTTGAGACATCTGCTATGCTGTCGCTGAACTTTTTGATTCCTCCGCCAAAGTCAGCCAGGGTTTCACCGAACTTACCAAGATTTGTACGACCTGTAATTGCGTCAATGATGGATGTGTTGGACTTGATCTTACTAGCGAGGTTAATCATCTCCTGAGTTGCAGGGATAATGTTGCCTCTAAGCTTGCCAAGGTCAGCCTCGCCAACCAAATCGACACGAGTTACAAAGAGTCCATACTTGTCATAAGCAAGGAACTCGGCCATAGATGCTGCGAACTTACCAAGATCTGCTGTTCCGTCGATAAGAGTAGAGATGATTCCGCTCTTAGGCAACGAATTAGCAAGATCGATCATTGCAGAAGTTGTCTGCTTGACGACCATCATCTTGGGGATCAGCATCAACGAAAGATTCATAGACTCAAGAGAGGCAATGAAATCTTTAAAGCCGCCTTCCATGAATTCTTTCATATCAGCAGCAAAGGTTCCAAGGTCTTTAACACCAACGATCTTCTGCAGGATACCTTTAGTGCTAGGAAGATTTTTAGCAAGATCTGTAAAGGTAGAAATTATCTCTGAGACCTGACCGATCTTTGCGGTATCGATGTTCTCTCTGGCAAGCATTTTATTCATAACGATGATGGCGCGCGTCAGAGGCATTAAAGAAGTAGCGAACGAACCAAGATCCTTACCGCCTGTTATCCAGGCAGTAACAGCGTCCAGAAGTTCAGCACTGCAAAGCGCAAGAATAGCGAGAGCCAAATTCTTTGCGGCCGTTGCTGTACTCTCGTCAACCGTGCTAATGCCGTCAACGAATCCCTGTATATAGGAAGCAAAGTTACTAAGACTACTTCCAAGTTTGTCAATTTTGTCAGTCTCATCGTCAGCACCAGTAATGCCGTCGATAAAGCCTCGTATTACTCTGCCAACTACATTAGCGCCGTTAACAATCGCGTCGCCGACGGCACCGTCACCCCATGTAGCAACTTCTCCAAGAGCACCCAAGCAAAGGGCCATAGCACCGAAGAACACCATAGCGTTTCCAGCTGCTACTACACCTGCCTGAAACGGAATCTTAGAAAGCACCTCAATAGCCGGAGCCATTATTCTGAAAGCCACTAATATAGCAGCGATTCCTAAAGCGCTCTTAAGCTGTTCAGTAGAGTCACCGTAAGTAGACAGTAAATATAAAGCTCCACCGATGAGACCAATTGCCATAGCAAGGCCTGCTACACCCTTAAGGATCTCGGTGAATTTCATCTTGCCGACTTTGGACAGGGCGTCACCAACGGCGTTGAGTACCATTGACAACGACTTAGACGACATAAATAACGCCGCCCAAGGAAGTCCTGCTAAGACGTACATAGCTCCGGTAATAACAGCAATTGCTACTGCCATACCTAAGAAGCCCTTAGATCCACCGTTGGCTCGTTTAGCCGCTTCGGCCATCATAAACATTAAAGCAACAACGGCAGCTCCGCCCTTAAGTAGAGTAGGAGCATCCATGTTACTTAATATCTTGATAGATGGAATAAGAAGCAGCAAGCCTAAGGATATACCTAGAAATGCTCCGAGAGTTCCCTTTGCATCCCCAGCAACCTTAGCAGCCTTAGCGATCATAAGCATAAACACAAAGACGGCTGCGCCACCCTTAACAAGAGTATGCGTATCCAACTTTGAGAATATAATGACTGACGGAATCAGCAATAGTAGCGCAAGGCCAAGCCCAGCGAATGCTGCACCAGCGCCAACACCTACTTTACCGGCCAATCTAGCAGCAACAGTAACAAGAACAACAAAAGCAACGAGCGCGCCGCCACCTTTCTTCAGTTCATTCTCGTCCATTCCGCCAATGATTTTAGCAGCTGCAGCAACTGCTAAGAAGCCAACACCTAAGCCTGCGAATGCGACTCCAATAGACTTGATTTTATCCTCAGGAATTTTAAGCGCTGAAAGCAGTAATATAGTGCCGGCCATAGCCACGAAAGCCACGCCAAGAGCAATACACACTTCTCTAAACCGCTCTGCAGGTACCTGAGCCAAAAGCCAGATAGATCCAGCAATGATGCCAATAGCCGCAGCAATCTTAAGGAATCCGTTGTACTTATCTACTGCTGTCTGAGCTACCTTACCGCCGTTCTTGATAAAGTCTCCTAACGCCTTAATAGCCTTAGCAGAACTCTTACCGACCTTAGACCATCTGAAGACAAATATACCAAGAGCACCGATCAGAGCTGTAATCGCTCCGCCTCTGAAGTCGATCTTAGAGAGTTTCTCTACAACACCAGAAATAAAGAGACCTACAGAACCCTTACCAAGCTCTGCTGTGGTCTTAAAGTCTTCGAAAGCCTTCTTGAGTTTTTCAACGAAGCCTGCAAACGGTCCAAGTTTCTTGGCGTCAGGAAGATTACCAAGCGTGTCAGTAATGCCCTTAAACCAGTCCTGAATCTTCTGGTCGATCTTGGTTTTGACGAACTCTTTCAGATCCTTAAACGAATTTACGAACTTCTGGAATGCTTCTGGAAGATCTCCAATAGTCGGCATCTTGCCCGCTTTGAAAGCTTCGTACAGAGCTGTTATAGTCTCAGGGATAGACTTGATAGCCTCCTTGAAATTTGTAAACGTCGTACTAACTTTCTCAAGGGCACCAGAATCTTTAAGACTCTGATAGAACTTCTCAAGATTGTTGCCGGCCAGAATAATCCAGCCTTTAACCGTCTGAAACGCGTCAGAAAGGATCGGTAATATAGCGCTGCCGAGCCTCTGCATCGTCTTAGATACTTCGGTAATAATCGGCAGAAGAACGTCTGAGTAGTAGTTGGCATCCTTTACAGATGCTACAAACCCTTTGAATTCTTCCTTAAGGTTCTTAATATGAGTAACAATCTTGCCAACAATTTCCATGTTAGCGATCGTGTCCTTAAGATCCTTAGCGCCGTTGTAAACTCTAACGATAATATCCGCCAGAGCGTTAAGCGCTACGAGCAGTACGCCACCTACGAACTTACCGATCGTAAATATAACGTCCTTTAGCTTCTCAAAGTCAAACGAATTAGCTCCATTGACCAGATTCGTAAAGAACTTCTTAACCTCACCCTCAGCATAAGACAGACCTTTGCCCATCTTAGTAAGAAGCGTTGTGATACTCTCGAATGATAAGCCAGCGTCCTTTAACCCACCGGTCATTTCGTTCAGTTTCATCCTAAAGCCGTTGAGTAGGCCATATATATTACTGAAACTCAGAAGCCAGGTGTTGAACGCGTAGACTTTACCGCCGATCGTACCGAAAATATCAAGAATGAATCCCAGAGCGTTCTTAACAACCGTAAGAACTGAGGCTCCCTTAGCGAGCGTGTTCCATACGGCAGATAGACCAGTTTTAAGTACCTTTACTGTTGACGATACACCGAGTACGATCTTCGCCAGATTGCCGATAACCGGATTCTGTTTCTTAACTTCATCTGTTACAGCTTCAACGCCTTCAGCTTGATCGCCAAGAAGCTCAGCGTTCTCGGACAGAACTTCGTTAGCAGATAACCCAACGGCCTCATTGTCAGACACTACTGTTTCGTAACGTTTCCCACAGCCGAGGACTTCGTTAACAGCGTTCTGTAAGTTCTCAAACGCATAACCAGCTTCATGGAGCCTGTCGATACGTTCCTGACCGTGACCCCAGTCGCCATTGATGATCTGCTGAACTATTTCATTGAATTTCTCCGCTCGTTCAGCTACATCGGAAACAGCTTCTGCGGTGTCTTTGACCTTTTTAGTGACATCATTAACGCCGTCAGCAACCGGCTTAATTTTTTCGGTAATGGCATTAAAACCCTTGGCAACAGTTACGAGTGGTGTGGCGTCAATGTTACCGAACACCATTCCTAAAGCGCCACCAATTTCTTCTACGTAGTACTTTACAGTCTCCCAAATATTACCAAACGCTGATATGAGATTATCTCGTCCGCCAAGATCATGCCAGGTTTTGAAGAAATCGTTACGCCATTTATTAAAGCCATCGGTCATCCAGTTTAATCCACCTAAGATATTGGTGAATAACTGCTTAGATTCTTCGTAGTCACCGAAAACATAACGCCAAGTCTTAGACCATGACGTCTTCTGTGATTCAGCGAATACACTAAGCATCTGGCTAAATGTATTAACTTCTGTGGCTGCCTGATAAGCCTTAGCGCCTATCGGGTCCATCTCGTTGGCATATTTCCCCAAGGTCTTGATCAAGACTTCAGAGGTCATCCATTGCTGCTGTAACGAATCTTCAAATTTACTACTGGCATTGAACGCTTCTTCGTTAGCCTTTTTGCCAGAATACGTTGTGGCAATGTATTTGTCGCCGACTTCTTTTAAGGTACCGAGTTCTTTTGCTGTCTGAATCAACTGTTCCTTGAACTCGATTGTACCCATGTTGGCGTTGTTGATAGATTTCCAGTCGATCAACTTAACAACGCCCGTACCCAAGGCCTGACCAAAGTTATACATTGCCGAGGCTGCGTTCTGAGCATTTGCACCAGCTGACGCGGCAACGTTCGAAATACCTTTGATGGCTGTAACTGAGTCTTCCAAGCTTACGCCAGCATTAGTGAACTTACCAATATTGGCGGTCATATCGTTGAATGAATATATAGTCTTATCGGAATAATCATTCAACTGATCAAGAGCCTTGTTAACCGCTTCAAGCGTAACAGGTAAACCATTGGCATCCTTTGCCGAGTTACTCAACTGCTTAGTCGCAGATATAAACGACTCGTAAGTCTGCATACCGCCTCTTGGAGCCTCAGTAAGAGCATTTATAAACTGATTTCCCAGATTCATAGCAGCATTAGTGAGGTTCTGCATTACCGTCATGCCGACGATACCGAGGTTAGAGAACCTGGCATTGAGCTTATCGATACCGTCTGCGATGTGACTCAGGTCAAGATTCTTAGCACTCTTAGAGAGGTTGTCGAGACCCTTACCGGCATCTTCCAGCTTCGTAGACTCCTTCAACTTGCCAAGAGTGACTAAGCTTTGGGCGACTTTTTGCTCGAAGTCAGAGTTGTCAAACTTCATCTCAACAATCTTCTGTTCGAGTTCTTTGTTCATAGCTCAGTCACCTCCTTCCATAAAGCATCTGCGAGTTGATCAAAGATGGGAAGAATCGCCGGTTTGATGTAGTCTCTTCCCTGGACGTAACCACCTGTTCCGGTGCCGTGTCCGTACTGTATCAGCAAAGCAATAGGGACGCCGTTGTTCACGTTGGAGTTTGTCCAAGTGATTGTAACGACGCCCTTTCCTTTCTCAATCTTGTAGTCCCAGCTTGCCGCTGTCTTTCCAGTCTCAACCGGTGTAGCGTTGGCCAAAGCCTGTACTCCAAGTTTACCGTACTTATCTAAAACGGAATCGAGATCCAGCTTACGAAGCTTCTTAAGAAACGTCTCCGTTTTGCTGAAATCTCCCTTCTGTTTAAACTGTATAATCGATGCCATATCAGCCTCTTGTTCCGAGTTTTGCACACCTCATTCTGTTAATCTCTGCTCTTTGTCTGTCTGCCGCTGCTTTGTCTGCTTTAGACGGCTTGGAGTTCTTCTTAGAGCAAATCTTAATAAGCATCATAAGCCGGTTAATGTGCCACTTCTCGAACTCAACAGGTATCCCGAATGTAATCATCCAGTAATAGATAAGTTCTGACGACACAGGTTCATGAGGACCGGCTTTACCATAGAAGTTAACCGTTGATGCTGTCATCGGGTCTTCCATGTACTTAATTATGTCTGTGATGTTCTCTTGACTAAGGGCATAGTACACGTAATCCGGAACATCTTTGTTGATGGTCATACAGCGAATGTAATCGATGAGCTCCTCTGTTGTCTTTTTGGGCGTTTCAAGGTACATCTTGTGCCATTTTGACTCCCATTTTGAAATTGAAACAAGTGAGTGCTCGAGGATCAAAGTGCAAGGCTTTGTGTAATAGAAAGTTCCATTGGCCTGATTGAACAGCTCAGCTTCTTTTACATGAATCACTAGAGGCATGGCACATTACCTTAAGACAGAGGTGTAGTTACGCCTTCGATCGGAGCTCTGCCGGGGCCTGCTACTACCTGAGCGCCAGCCTGAGGCTTCGGAATGATCGCGTTACAGAAAGCTGCAGCCGCATCAGCGCTACCAATGAGCTCCATCATCAGCTTGTCGTATGCAGGACACTGAACGAACTTTCTTGTCTGCTCCGGATCCTTATCAAAGGACTTGCCGTCAAGAGACTTGATACCATAGGAGTTCTGAACGATCTGCTCAAAGTATGTGTAGAGTGTAGGCATGTCCTGCTCGGCAATGATGCGGTTATAGAACTCCTCAAGGCCGCCCTTGGTTGTGAAGTTCATTCTCATGATCTCCGCTTCAGACAGATTGAAGTAGAAATCCTCTTCTCTTTCCATTCCGTTGTAGTCTGTGTACTTAATTCTCTTTTTAAGCATGTCTCTTTCCTTTCTTTAAGTAAAAAAATAAAGGCCCCAGAATTTGCTCAGGGGCCCTTTAACGGATCAAAAATAACGATCAGGTTTTCGGTACCCAAGTACCAGTATTCTCGTCATACTTCATGCCAAGAAGTTCAAAGACCTCTGCAGGCGTAGGCAGCTCGGGCTCATCCTGTTCTGTGCCGAACAGCTTGTTCTCAAGAGCGGTGATCTTATCCTTATCAGTGAACAGAGAGGTATCAATCGTAAGAGAAGCAGTGTTCTTGTAGCCCTGGACCGCGATAGGAGTGGTCGTAAGCTCGAAGGAGAATGTGCCTGCCTCGGGGCTGTCGTTAACAGTGCTGTACTGTTTCTCGGAAGGAGAAGCGGTTGCACCATAGATCAGATGCAGCTTGTAAGCATAGTCATTACCCTGCAGATCGTTACCAACGATCGAACGATAAGCCAGGCCAAAGGTCTTTCTGGACTGCTGGCCGATGACAACGCCGTTTGTGACGATTGCTTCGCCGTTGCACTCTGCGAATTCCGGAGGATAAGTGTAGCACTCGACTGTAGCGCCGAATTCCTCTGCGGATCTCAGATCCAGGTACTTAATGTTATCTGCATAAATCGGGTTGGAGTCTGCTCCGGAAGGAGACTCGGAGATCGAAGAAACGCCGTTCCATGCTACGCCGCCGACGTATTTCTTCTGAGCATTAGGTTTATAAAGGGCTACGTGGTCGACACCAGTCTCGTACTTGTGTTCGCCGATAGCATCCCAAACAAGTTTAGGCATATCATTACCTCCTTAGGTATAGATGGTGAAATTAGAGTGATGAAGATTGTCTGCCACAAACGGAGCTCCTTCGTCGCCGTAGTCGAAGTAGTTAAGGAATGTGTCAAACAATTCGAAATCGGGGTCTTTTGAAATTATCTGTACGTCCCACGGATACCAGATGATGTACCTCTTGTTATCGGCATAGCGAGGAGACGCTGGGTTTCGCTTATAGACAATACATGGATAATTCATGTGTATGGTGGAAGGGGGATCGTGGTATACATTGCGCGATCCCAGAATTGTACAAAGTTTCTCATGAAGAGCTGAGCGATTCCGTTCCCGCATTGTAAATATCTCCTACTTCCAATACGAGGCGAGGCAGACGAAGCGTAACAGTCGGGACTGACCATTGATGCCCCATCCACTCGATGCATCGTATTTGTGTAAAGTTAGCTAATGAAAAGGAGTCCGCAATAATCTCGAGTTCGTTGTTAACCCTCTTGTCGTCGTTGATCTTACTGCCGGGGGTCCACTTAGAAATAAAGCGCTTCCATTCTCCCTTATAGGGCTTTACGATGGTGTACTCCTTCCAGTCGCCGGGAGCTTCAGGATCTTCTCGTTGAATTACGAACGTAACGTTACCGTAGAACTTCATTGTGGACTCCTTTTACTACCATTTTGAACCGATCAGGTCGTCGCCTTGGTCAGTCTGATCGCGCTGAAAGGCTTGGTCAGAGCGCCGGAGCATCTGGTCTCGATCAGGTACTTCATCTGGTTGACATCGATGTCGAAGTCGTCGAACAGAGCAACAGCACCGCCCTTGTCAGCACCATAGCTGTAATCAACGGGGTTCACGATGATACCAAGCAGCTCAACGCCGGTGGTCTGATCGTAATCAGTTGTATCAACGTGGAAGCCTTCCATAACTTCAACAGTGATGATTCTGGAGACACGAAGTCTGGTGCAAAGCTCCTGCTCGGAAGCATAGAGGAAGTGGCCGATGCCGTCCTCGATCAGCAGCATAGCGGTAAGAACGTCTTCAGTAGTGAAGAGGATCGGGTTGCCGGAACCCTTGTAGTTCTTACGAGCCTTGATCGCGGATACGATGAAGTTCTTAGCCATCTCCTGTTCGTTTGCGCTGGGAGCGACTGTTGCACGGATGGTGAACAGCGGAACATCGGTAGCGATAGGTCTGATGTGATCCTCGGAGATCTTATCGTCATCAGATGCAAGTCTGCCGTCACCGATAAGGCCTGCCCTCGCGATTTCCTCGTCCAGCTGACCTCTCATCTCGCCCTTGATCCAAGCGATAACGTCGAAGTCAACGATGTCGATGGTGTCATCTCTGTCCATCTTCTGTTTCTTGTAGATGGTCTGGGGATCGGTTGTTCTCTTCAGAAGGCTGAAGACCTGTTCTTTCTTCGTGTTGCCCTTCAAGTAACCTCTCGCTCTCGCCTGCTCGCCGGTAAGATCTGCGAACTGGGACTTAATGCGGGAGAAAGGAAGGTGATGAGCACCATTCAGGAATACTGATACCCAGCCAGTGTCTCTCTTGATCCATTCCGGAGGAGTGTTCAGAGACTTATACTCCGGGAAGAGCATGTCGGGATCACGGAAACCGTAAGTCTGGTTTGCTGTAGCCTGGGAAGGGCCAGTCATGCCGTCCATAGGAACTGTCATAGCGTGAGTAAGCTCACCGTTCTCGATCATCTGGGATACGGCCTCTTTGTAAGAGCCGACCTTCTTAGCTGCGGAATGAATGAGAGTCATGTCAACCGGAACCGCACCGGTATAAACGCTGTTGGAAGCGTCGTTAAATGCGTTGTGCTTCATATCGGATCCTCCTTCGGAATCTTCTTCATCGTCTTCGTCGTCTTCTTCACCAGCGCCTTCAGCGGCCATGCCAACCAGCGCATAAAGAGCTTCCTTCTGCTCATCTGTCATAGTGTCAACGATCTCTCCGATGGTCTTTTCTTTCTTTTCAGTATCAGCCACGGGTTTTTCCTCCTTTGTTTCCTCATCTGCATGGCAAAGCTCAATGGGCTGACCGGAATAGATTTCAGCTGAGAACATACCTTCCTCATCACCGTGAGTAAGAACTTCCTCGATGTAAGCGCCGGGATTGGCACCTGCGAGAACAAGACTTACCTCGCGAATCATTCCGTGCAGCACATCTCCGCCAACCTGCTTGAGCTGATTAGCATAGATGGACAGAGATACAACGTCACCATGTTCGACGCACTCCTTACCATCTTTTCCTTTCTGCGTGCTGTTAAACGCACAATGCGCAAGAACGCCATCAGAGACATTCTGCAGATCGGCGTATCCAATAACGTTGGACACATCGTCATGCTGGTGATTCCATACAAGAGGGACTCTCTTGCCATCACAGTCTTTGAAAGCGTTCTTTCTAATTACTCGTCCGTCAGAGCACTGCAGATCATTACGTGTGGCATAACCCACGAAATCGTACTTTACTGCCATTTTGACGTTCTCCTTTATTCAGTTTTAGTTAGACTGGCTTGTCTAAATTAGCATTAACTACTGCCGCTCCAGCTGGATCGAGAGCCGGCCCTTCTCCAGGAACCATGTCGTGCTGTCCCATCTCATCAGGCGACTGATTGAGGTTGGCGTTGACCAGCATGTCTGCCTTAGGATCATCGGAAGGCTTCCATCCAATAACCGATCTGATCTCGTTCGAAGACGCAATCTCGTTACGAGTGAACTTATCAGCAAGTTCAGCAAGATCCTTGACAGGAATGAGCTTGAATGCGTCTCTATAGAACCGAATCGCCTGACCCTGAGTTCTTGCTGTCGGAGTCAGGAACTTACGCTGCATTTCAAGTGCAAACGCAGAAAGAACAGGCTCGATCGTATTGTTGTAATAGTTGATCATGGTCTGTTCATCAGCAGTTCCGTTAAGGATGGTGTCAGTGACGCCAAGCTGCGAATACAGCATAGTCGTGAGGTCTTTGACTTCGGTCCATATGTTGTTTTCGATTGATCGGTTAAGCTGTGTGATCTTCTCGGTACCATCTGTATAAGCGATACCGTACTTAGAACCGGCAAGCTGCATTTCAATGTCTTTTCGACGTTCTTCAGCCTGCTGGCGACGTGCAGTAGATTTGATTACGTAAGGGAGCTGAATGATAAGGTCCAGTTTGCCGGACGATGACTGCTCATCTACGTAGTCAAGTAGATTTAGTTTTCTGATGAGTCGTTGTAGAGTGCTGTTCGGTTCATTCATGACCGAGTAAAAAGGGTTCTCGACAATAGCTGCCGATTCCTTAGGCCAGATTAGGTCGTGTTCCTGTCCGGTATCCTGGTTGTACACTCTGACTCTTATGTGATGCGGAAACCATTCCAGAATCTTACCTGTTCGAAGAGTTTCGATTCTGTAAGACTGGGACGTTATCGGATTCCCGATCGTATCTGTGGGAATGATTGCAACCACGCCTTCATCAAACATTGAATGAACAGCATCCTGAATGAATGCTCTTCCGGTTTGATCGAGGTTAGCGCTAAGGGTGAGACACTCGTTAAGTCCTGACTTCATGACGTCTTTGTATCTACCATTCTCGTCAAGTTTAACGTGCTCCATCGTTACCGCTGCACAATCAACCGCAATGCGATTAAAGACATTGGTTACTATAGATCGTTCGTTTCCGCTTCGTATCTTATAGCGATCAGGCCTGTACGTATAAGACCTGCCGTAGTCCCGAATGGTCTGGTCCCTCGGATTTCTGAAAGCGTTCCAGGCGTTCTGGAGCCGCTGAGTTAGTGTTGGCATAGGCGGTTACCTCATTTCCAATACGACGGTGAATTGCTATGTTGTCTTTGCCAGTTAGTTCGATATCTGTAATAATCGGATCTGTAGGTTTTCTCAACTGTTGATATGGCACTTTTTACCGTTTTACTGGATGAGGCTCTAGTTTCAATATTTCCAGCGCCTCCGTTTTTATTCTTTCTCACTTTAGCCTTAACAGTGTTATAAGCGTACGGGCTGTAATCTGTTCCGTGCGTACGTCTAAAGTCCGAATCCATCTTAGTTACAGCGACTGTGGTTGCTACATTACCGAAGATACCTAAGACCATTTGGCTAGTCATAATGTCTCGTTGAGCTCTCTTAGAATATCTATATTGCTCTGTGAGTTTAACATTATAGCCTTTCTTTACAGCATCAGAACCAATTTTCTTCCAAGCTTTAGTCGCCGCCTCAACGTTAGCGTTTTGCTCTTCTAGCTTTGCTCTCATCTTCCAGGCTTTTGCTTCCAATTTAGCAGCCTTCTTGTCTTTGCCTAAAGATTTAGCTTTCTCATATCTGGTAACTAAAGCGTTGTGACGGTCTGTAAAGTCGGCCCGTTTTGCTTGAGATTCTCCTCGAATCACAGCTAACTTGTTCATAGATCTGGCATATGAGCGAGCACTTCCTTTTTCTGATATTCGTTTTGCTCTCTGAATAGATCTTCCGCCTTTTCCAAAAGAGCCATCCGGATAGGCCTGAAATCTCCTAACGCCCCATTTCTGACCTTTAACGCCGTGATGATAAAGCTCCAATTGCTCAGATGGTTTCCAAAATATAGCCATAATTATCCCCTCACATACGTAGCGGCATACATAGCTCTGGCGTTAGCGCGAACCTGTCTGACCAGCTCTTTGCCGATCTCCTGGTTCTCTTTAGTCATGGAGATATTAGCTTTCTTGTAGCTTTTCTCCATCTGCTCGTACCACTTCTTGCCCTTGAGAGCTGCTTTATTGGCCTTAAACTGAGCCTTAGAAGCTTTCTTAAACGCCTTCTCTGCGGAACGCTTAGACGTAAATAAAGAGTTAGCTTTGCGCTCAGCCTTATCGAACTTGCGATCTGCTTTGGCCTGTTTCTTCTCGTAGCGAGCATTAAGCTTGTTGAGCTTCTTAGTAGCTTTCGTGTCGATCTTGGCCAAAGTTGCCGCGTGTTTCTCAGTTTTGCCAGCTGAAGCTAATTTTCTAGCCTTATGCACGCCCCACTTCATACCCATGACGCCAAAGTGGTAGAGTTCATCAGGCTGTTGTGTTGGTTTCCACATGGTATTCTCCTTACTTAGTTGCACTGCCTCGAAGTTTTACTCCTTTGCCGCCTCCGGTTACGTTGCGCTTACGGCTCCTGGGACGATCGCCATGGCTTTTCTTCTTACCCTTAATCGAGGAAAGAATATCTTTAAGCTTCTTTCTGGCTTCGCTACGGCGCCATTTTTTCTGCCATTCAGGACGGCTGTTTTCGTAAGCGATACGAGATTTGGTGTTAAAGCTCATGGTAGAAGTCATATTCTTAAGACCAGACACGCTGTCCCAATTAGAGATAGCGCCAGCTCCCATGCCAGTTGCTCCAGCCTGAGCCTGCTCCTGAACGCCTTTCTTGTTCTTCCATTTCATGCCTTTGACACCGTAGTGGTATAGTTCGCCTCCGGATTGGTATTCGTGAGGCATCCATCTGTTGTAGCTCATTCGAATGCATCCTTATTAAGTTTGTAAGCAACGAAAGCGTCCATCATAGCAGCGACGTTATCGATCTTGTCTTCGCGGCGCGTCTTGTCCAGCTTTCTGTTGCCGTTAGTGTCTTCTCTCGTTATGCTGTTAGCCATGGCGAATTCCATAAGTTCTTCGTCAAACAAAAGCATCCGCTCCCCAGCAAGCTTCTTTAGCTCACCCAGAGGAACGGATTCTGTTCTGGCACCCTGTATAACTTTAACAATACCGAAAGGACCGTTTTCCAGTTCCCATCGGTTTACGAACTCTTTAGCGTTGTATGGGTCATAGCCGAAGCAGCGTACGTCGTACTTGTGTTCTTCAATGAACGAATCAAGATCGTCGTAAACTTCCATCATGTCCAGCACAGCGCCTTCAAGAACTACTAAACTTCCCTCAGCCAAGAAGTTGTCATACTTCTCTCGCATAGCCAAAGGAAGGTTGTGGTAGGTCAGATCCGAAATATAGCTTCGAGTCTTGATCCCGAACTGACCTGAAGGGAGAGGAAACATGAACGTGAATGCACAGAAGTCATCACCCTGCGAAAGGTCTGCTCCCATAGCGCACGGCATCTCCCAAAAGTCCCGTTTGCGCCTGTGTCTAATTGTTTCCTCGTAGGTGAAGAAGTATGTAAAGCCCTCCATAGGAAGACCAAATCTCTTCGCCAAAATATCGTTACGAGCAGCCGGTGCGTTCTCTGCTCTCTCGACCTCTGTCTGGTATGTCTCATACGAAACAGTGATTCCGAGATTGGGATTTGCTTTAACCCACATGTTGGGGTCGGCTACTTCGGTTACATCATCTAACTTGTACCACCAGATGGAGACATGATCGTTAACATAATCCCCTTTGAGGATCTTCATTAGTTCCATTTTGATGGTATCGCCACATCCGTTACGAACCGTTCCTTCCGAAGAAGTCGCGATGATCAGCCAGTCGTCAATCTTAGCTGCGCCCTGCTCGATAGCACCTACAGGATCCTCTCTGATGTCACCAGACAGCCATTCGTCGATGGTGTTCATCTTGGATCTCATACCCTGAAGTTTGTCGATCCTCATAGGGCGAATCTCAATAAGTGAACCGGTGATGAAGTTCTCGATTCCCTTCTTCGTCGATGCCAGTTTTACTCTATTCGCTTTAGAGCCGGTTGTGTTCTGCAAAGAGCCATCTGTTAAGAACGTGAAGTAGGGGCCTTTTGACCTTGTGATGGCTGTTCGAATTGGCGATAGAATCTCGTCGGCCTGCTTCATAGTAGGTGCCGTCGTGATCTGATATGTTGTAGAAGTGTCAACAGTAAGCGCATAGGCTTGGTGACAGGAAGCGTACAAGGATTTAGAGGCCCCTCGTCCAACTATAAGAAACTGCTTGTTGCGCAGCCTTCTCTTGACTCGCTTCTTAACGTAACGTCCTCTGGTTCCGTGAATGCCGGGCTGCCAAACTCTCTTCTCAAGAAAGTAATACCAGCCCCAGACGTCTTCACCCCAGAGTTTAAACGAATCCAGCAAGTGTAAGTCTGAACCATCTGTTAGAGTAAGCTCTTGCTCACAGAATTCGATCCAGCCTTCTACTGCTTTGTCATCGTAATAGTAATCCGGGTTTGCGATCATAGCATCGATGCGGTTCATCTGCATTTCGATCTCTCTGCAAACCGGAATCTCTCCTCGTAAGACTCGATCCCTGAAGATGCCGTAATACTTAGGCGTTGCTGTGTTTGATAGCATTATTACTTACCGAAAGCCTTCTTCCTTTTCTTGTCGACTTCCTTCTGGCGAGCCGATTCGGCCTGAGTATCAGCAACGGTCTTACGAGTATCTGTTACGATCTTGCTGGGTTCTGAGGGTTTGGCTGAAAGTCTTTTAACAGTAGATTCTCCAAACCTGAGAGTCTGCTGAGAGTTATAGGAAACGGGCTTATCTGTTCCAGACTTAAAACCGGAGATGACTCGTTTGCCAGATGTAACAGCTTCTGAAGTCGGTTTAGGACTGTCAGACTCGCCATCCGGATTCTTGTAAGCAGCTTTGTCTCGTATAGAGCTTGGCGTATTCTCATATGCCTTCTTAGGCTTCTCAAAGTCCTTAGGATCTGAATTGTCGTAACTGGCGTTCTTCTTAACGTTGTCTTTGCTGCGGTACGTACCGTCGACGGGAGTGTCCTTAGCCTTATCTTGGTTAGTGAAAGGCTCAGCGCCATATGCTTTCTTACCGGCTTCCTTAGTAGAGATCAGTCTAAGACCTTTTGCATAGTCATCGGCATTGAGATTATACTTCTTCTGCACCTTGTCAAGCTCTGTAATGTTAGTTACCTGGGTAAGAGCTCTGTTCTTCTCAGCATCTTTAATAGACTTCTTAGCATCCTCAGCTGCCTTATCGCGTTCACCGTTAAACGCCTTATCCAGTTTGGAGAAGTTCTCCTTAGCCGTAGCGATCGTATTAGCATAGCCGCCTACTTTCTGGACGATGTTCATGCCCTTGTCGATCGTATCCCAGACGGTCTTCTGATTAGCAGCGACCATGTCGGACATCTTCTTCTCATTTTGAAGTCTGAGGAACGCTCTGGAGTACTCCTCGTTAGTCAGCTTACCTTTGAACTTAGCAAGGTCCTCGATGGAACCAGACTCGATAGCTTTCTTCTTCTCGGCCTCGAAGTTAGCGTTTGCCTTACGGGTTGCCTGAGCTTTCTTAACGGACTTGGCTTTCTCCTTAGCTGCTTTCTTCTTCTGTCGGGCGTCGCCGATATCTTTGAACCGCTGCTTGACTTTCTTAGCGGCCCCAATCACTTTACCGCCAGCAACTTTCATTCCCTGACGGTAAGGCTGGAATCTACGCACGCCCCACTTCTGACCTTTGATGCCATGATGCTCAAGAAAGAGTTCATCCTCTGCTAAACCGGTGAAAACCTCATCAGGTGTAAAAGACATGGCGTGTTCGAATGCAGCGCCGTTACGTCTCTCTGCGTCAAGAATCTGATTAACCCTTTCCTTGCCAGCTTTAATACTGGCCTCCATAGCTCTGACCTCTTTCTCGTCAGCGCCATCGGCTTTCATCTCGGCTAGCTTCTGTTCGTTCTCGCTGATCTTCTCTTCGAGCTCGTCGACGTCCTCAACAGATGCTCCACCGCCTGGACCTCCGGAAGCTGCGGCAAGTTCTGCAGGAGTTCTACGCACACCCCACTTCTGTCCTTTAACGCCATGGTGCAAAAGATCGTTAGGAGTCATCTGAGTCACTGCCATTAAAATCTCATCAGTCATCGATGTCCTCCCATCCAGGATCTGCTGCGTAACTGATACGGCTTTCCATCTCAGCCAGCTCGTCCTTCATTTGTGTCACTAAAAAAGAATTAGCGGGAGGATCAAAGAGTAACTTGACCTTCCGCTTTACATACTCGGGAGCTATGGAAGAAATATAGGGATTGTCTGTAAAGTCTTCCCATGTAGCTGACTCATCAGTTACAGTGAAGGGCTTTGCAGAACAACCCAGCTGGAATAGTGTGAAGAACGCGGTGTTGATGTGGCCGCATAGTTCGCTATTGTAGATGTCGGCCTCTTGTGGGACCTGGCAATAATCTTTCACAGATTCGAGAATGTACGCGTCTGTCATTGTTAAGTCCTCCAAGGGCATGTGTCGTACGGCCTTCGCTCTGCCAGAGTTGGCCTGGTTTGATCCTTATAGCCGTAGTGAATGATTTGGTGAGTGTCGTAGCTCACAGTTACTAGATTGTTCGGGTCTAACACGCAGTCAGCCCGATTGAGAATATCTTCTTTTGTGATTGGGTTCAGATGATGGACAAGGATCTTGTACTTGTAGCCGTGTGGATGAATCTCGTGATCCGGATGAGCCAAATCACAAGACTGATCTCGTATGATCACGTCTCTTCGGACCTTCTTCCACTCAGGCATTCTGTAAAGAAGCTGGTTCAAATATCGGTCGTAGCCGAAAGTCTCCTTACCGACTTTACCGTAGGTCTTACAGTAGTTGAGCCTGGACTCGAAGTCAGGGAGTTGGATCAGCTCAGTATAGGTCCTCTTCTTCATCGTCATTCGCCCCTGAATATCGTTTGAAGGCTGCAATAGCGTTAGCAAACATCTCTTCATTACGCTGCTGCAGTCTCAGGTTCTCTGTCTTAGCCTTGACCAGCTCAAGTTCAAGCCTGGTCTTCTCGGTTTCGTTGCGATTCTTGCTGGAAGCCATGCGAATGAACTGTACAAGCTCCTGTCCGGAGGCAGTTCCGTTAAGAATTCGGGTTTCCACGAGATCTAAGGCCATAGATATCAATTGATTCTCTCGTTCCTCCGCTGTCCTGGCTTTTCGCCTGGGTCTTTTGGGAGGTTCTTCAACCTTTTTCGTGCGTCCCATGTGACTTTACCGTCCTTTCTAATACCTCTTGGTCAGTTCTAGCGGACTTTTGGATAGTATAGGAGGTACTATGGGGAGCATTCCGCGTGAAAGGAGAGGCAAACATGCAGCCTGTAAAGCCGTGGAGCCGCTAGAACTGACCAAGGGGCATTGGAAGAATATAGAAAAATATCACCTCCGGGGGAAATTTTAAG